TATGATTCCTGTGCCTTATAAGTAAACTTCTTATATAAGTCTAAGTAGTCTAACTGTGATACACCACCAATATCATATGATATAAATTTACGTCCAGCAATGTATGTCTCACATTCAGTTACCAATCCCCAAGGTGACATTCTCTTCATTAACTTCTCACCAAGGATACGTTCAATCCTTCTAGTAAGATATGGAATATCATAAAACTTACTGTTCCATCCAGTAATAACTTCTGGAGTATTATCCTCAATCATCCACCAGTTAATAAAATCATTTAATAATTCGTACTCTGTCCTAAATGATTTGTATATAACATTCTCCTTTTTATTATTGAAAGGTCCTAAACCCCAAGTTCTTATTTGCTTAGTTGTATAATCCTGAATACTAATCAATAATATCTCTTCCGCAGCAGCTTCTGGATCTGGGAATCCATTCTCTGATTTAACCTCAATATCAATTGTAGTTATCTTAATTTGTTTTACATCAAATCTTATTTCATCCTCTGGATACTTCTCTGAAATATATTGATAGATAAATCTTTCATTTCCATAGATATTAAAATTTTCTACATCACGATATTTCTTTATAAAGTCTCTACTCTCACGTACAGTTCCAGGTTCAATTGCCTCAACGTAATCACCGTTAAGAGTTTTATATTTTGTTTTCTTTTTTGAATCGACAAAAAGGGTTGGATAAAACTTCTCACGGGTAGCAAAATGTTTACCATTTTCATGACCACGTACCAAGAAGTTGTCTCCAACCATCTGGACATTAGTATAGAATCGCATTATTTAATATTGTCAGAATATTCTGAGTGAAGTTCAGGAGTTGGATCAACTATTGTAAGTATACTATCAGAATGAATCATAAGTTCAGTTTGATCTGTAAAGTCTAACCAAGGTTGTAATTTGTTATTAACAACCTTAAAAGGATTAACCAATTTACAATCAGGTTCTCCCAATTCAGATCCAACTTCTATGATCTCTGTAATTAATACAGTATCATTCTTTAACAAAAGACATTTAATTGTCGGCATTTACCTTCTCCTCATACATTTCTCTAACACTTGTTAATGGTTCTACTAATGCTACCACATTACTTGGACTAACAGGAACATCTTTATCAGATGTAACTAAAATCCAAGGAGTCAATGAAACCTGAACAGATCTATTATCATTAAAATCATCCTTATCTTCTTCCAGTAACAAAGGAGTCTGTACAGATAATTTATGTGGATTGTTAAAAACATATGCAACAACATTATCTCCAGAAACCATTTCTCTTACGTCACTGATGATTTGTTCTTGTGTACTTAGTAAAGCAATCTTAATACTCATAATTAAAAATTCTTAGGATGGGTTGTTACATCGCCATGTATCTCACCGATATCATCTATGTGAGCATGATCAATTTGTTCGATATGCAAATGCTCTAATGCATTAGCAATTCTTTCAAGAGCACCAGCAATACGATTGAACTCTTCAGACATAATTTACTCCCAACGTGTAACTGTTAATTCTATACTATTATCATCCATTTCCCATTCTTCTTCAATAACAAAATCCAATTCTTTAGATGTATTGTGAATACTCATTCTAGCATACTGTTGAGTTACTTTATCAATAAATCGTGGAATTGGTACATCTAGATTCCAAGTTTGTTCATCAGCAACTAGTTCATAAGTTTCTGTGTTTTTGTTCCACCTAAATCCAATCTCATCACTAATAGCAACATCAACATTCCATTGTTTATGTTCATGATCAAGAGGATTTTCTAACTTAACATCCTGAACAACATTATACTGTAAAAGTTCTAATGCTTCCACAAGTTCTGGTTTATATTTAATTTTGGTCTTGATTGTGCTGAAGTGTGACATTTTTCTGTTGTTGGTAATACTCTGGTTTGTAATTTCTTGATTCTACAGTACCTAATTTCTCTTCAATTATTTTTGTAAGATCAATACAGTTATTAGATTTTTCTCCAATAACTTCTTCAATTACTGTACCATCTTGTTTAATGGAGAACTTAAGAGTTCTTTTAGTAAAGTCTGCTGACATATCATTAAATGGTTTATTTAGTTATTATATCACCTATTACCCATGATTGTAAATCATGCTTTGATATTGCATCTTGAGTTTCTTCTGCTACATTTCTAGGAACCACCAAACAATATCCAATACCAAGATTGAATACATTCTTCATTTCCTCTTCTGGGATCTCACCAGCAAGCATAATTTTACTAAACAATTCTGGCATTGGCCAAGCATTATAATTAACCCTTGCCTCATACTCATCTGGAATACATCTTGGAAGATTCTCAGGTATCCCACCACCAGTGATATTTGCCATACCAAGAATAGGAAAGTCTTTTAACAAATCTGCAACCACAGGAGCATAGATGGTTGTAGGAGTAAGTAACTCTGGCATCTCTTTAAGAATTAGTTGATGCCTCCAAAGCATCTCTCTAATTAAACTAAATCCATTACTATGAAGTCCACTACTTTCTATACCAATAACAACATCACTTTCACGAATTACACTTCCATCAATAATCTCATTCTGTTCTACAATACCAGTACAAAATCCTGCAAGATCTTTAATGGGATCTACCATACTCATTCTTCTTGGATGCTCTGCTGTTTCTCCACCCAATAAACTACAACCAGAAATCTTACATCCTTCTGCTATACCATCAACTAATTCTGTTACTAACTCTCCGTGTAATTTTATATCTGATGTACAAATATAATCTAAAAAATATAATGGATCTGCACCACAAGTAATCACATCATTCACACACATGGCAACAAGGTCAATACCTATACCACGCATGACAGATGGATTACCAGTTGCCTCTAATTCAGCAACATGAACTTTAGTTCCTACACCATCAGTACCAGAAACTAATATAGGTTCTTCATATCCTTTAGGTATTTTAGTCATACCACTAAAACCACCAAATCCACCCATGACCTCAGGCCGATGAGTGGATTTAACGGTATCCTTAATTTTATTTACAAATAATCTTCCTGCTTCAATATCAACTCCAGAAGTTTTATAATCCATCATAAAATCATAATCACATAAGGATTATAGCATCTTTTTATGGTGGATGCAACCACCTGACGATTTTCACCGTCTTACTCCTATAGGAAATCCTTTCTAGAGTGATGATCAGGAACAATCTTTGCTAACACCACTGTGAGGAGTCCGTCCTCAAGGGAGACGCTTTTGACTTCAGTTTCTTCTGCAAGTGTCCATGCTCTCTTGAAACTTCTCTGAGCCAATCCCTGATGTGTGTATGTTCCTTCTGTATCCTTTTCCTTTTTGGATCCTTCGACATGAAGTTTTCCATACTCGGTGAAGACATTTACTTCCTCCTTCTTAAATCCTGCAAGTGCAATCTCTAAACGAGATTCAACATTATTTACACTTACTAGATTGTATGGAGGATAATTGGAATTTGTATCTATTCCTTCCCAAAATCTATTGAGATAATCATCCATTCCTATACTGTTCTTTGTAATCTTATCAAACAGTTCTGGAAGATTTTCTGCGTGATACCTGGCTAGTGTACCCATGATCGTAGCTCCTTTACTAAGCGAGTTTGTTTTTTGTGTACCCCGAAGGCGTACATTACTATTTAACCATAAAGCATAAAAAAAGGGGATGTTGAATCCCCTATAAAATTATTCGGTTTCTTCAACCTTTTTCTTTTTTGATCCTATATTGTACTTAGTCTCTAATATCCATTCACCTTTATCCTTATATGCAAGAACTTTAATCTGATTTAATGGAGCAATATCTTGAATCTTATCAGTACTTACAACAGTAACTAATCCCCAATCAGCAAGTAATTGAGCAATACGATTTCTACGTTGAACATCATTAGAAGTAAGGTTAGCATGTTTTCCATCAAGTGCGAAGAGTTCCTTGAAATGGACAAGATAATACCTTCCTTGCTTATGTAAGATATGACATGATTGATATATCTTCTTCTCCTTTCTGGATGCTACTCCAATTCTTGTTAAAGTCTCACGGACTTTTAAAAAATCATCTGGTTCATTAAGTGTTACCTCAACCATCTGATCAGGTGTCCACTTAACGACAGGCTCTTGAACCACGCTCATTGTCTTCCTCCAGTTTCAAATTTCGATTTTATAAAATTAAGTTGTTCTTTCGTTAGGATTCGTAGAGCTTGTTTTGCCTTTTCGTTACTATAACCATAATAACGTTTTACATAATCAAGATCTTTAATCTCATCTTTACGGAGCCAAGGAGCGAACCT